TAGTCGGGATCGTCGGTGATCTCCATGCTGATCTCTTTGCCCGTCGCCGTCTTGTCCGTTCGGACCGGCGGCCTTGGCTCGGGGTACAGGCGGTTGAGGATCTGCCGGACCTTTTCTGTCGGCGGGGTGTACAGCCGCACGGTGCCCACCGAGTCCAAAGTTACGTCTTTGTAGTTACCCATGGTCTGCCTTTCTGGAAAGGGCGGGCGCGATAAACGCCCGCCCCATCGCTAGTCGTTGTACATCTTTTGGATGACGCCCACCCCGGCCTGTGGCTCGCCGGCTGCGAACGCGGTATTGATGTCACACACCGCCAGGCCGTTCAGGCCCGAGTTGGTGACCACCGACTTGCGCTCGAATGAGCCGCCACCGTCCAGGGTGCGATAGAACCGGAAGTTGGTGCCCGGCCCCCACCGTTGGGTGCTGCCGTTGTTCACCCCGTGGATGAACGTCCAGTGTTGCAGTGGCGCGTCGGGGGTCAGTCGCAAGCGCCGCACTTGGCCCAGCGCCGTGGTCGATCCGGTAAAGTCGAGATCGTTCCAGGTGGACCCGCCGTCCTCCGAGTACCACAGGCAGTCGGACGACGCGTCGATGGAGCCGCCCACCAGGAGCCTGTACTTGCTCGGCGCCTGGATGGTCCACAGGGTTGTCGTCGCCGATGGCCCGGTGATCGCCGTCCACGAGACGCCGCCGTCTACCGACTTGATGACCACATTGTTGGTGCCACAAGCAAACAGCGTCACGCCGTCGGGGGTGTGGATATCCCACAGGTTTTGTGCCGTGCCGGTCGTGGTGTTCGAGTAGGCCGTCCAGGAACTGCCCCGGTCCTCGGACTTGTACACGTACCCGCCGTTGCCCGTCGCCAGGATGACCCCTGCCGAAAAGGCAAACGCGGACGTGACAAACGAGCCGTTGGTGTTGCCCCCCATGTCCACTTCGGTCCACGTGGCGCCCCAGTCATCCGAGATGCTGGCCCGCGCGCCGTAAGTGCCCGAGATGGTGCCCCGGAACACGATGAACCGTGGCGCGGTCTCGCCTTGCAGGATGACACAGGCCGACATGTCGGCGCTGTTCTCCGAGAAGGGATCCACCGCCGTCACGGTCCACGACGCGCCGCCGTCGGTCGAGTACCACACGTTGGCCGTGGCGCTGCCATAGTTGCTGTCAGCGACCGCCAGGCCCCAGCGACAGGCTTTGATCTCCTGCCCGCAGTTGCCCTCACAGCGCGCCTCGGTCAGGAAGTCAATGTCGTTGAACGCCTGGACCTCGGTCACGCCGTTGGCGCTGGATGCGACGGCGGTTTGCAGGATCGTGATGATCTCTTCACAGGTGAACTGCACCTGCTGTTCGATCCCGGCATATTCCTCGTCGCCGATAAAGTCCAGGTTGCTTTCCTGCTCGCTGGTCGGACTGGCCCGGTAAAAGTGCCTGATCTTGGTGTACCCGGTCAGGTCTGACGGGGACGAACAGCGCCCGAAATGGACCTGGAAGTCCACCGGGCAGTCGAGGCCCAACAGCCAGTCCTCGTCGTCCGACGTGTAGGCCATGACCGTAAACGTCGGCTCGTTCGGCGATCCGGCGATGGTCTCCTTGATGACCTTTTTGCCGTACTGGTTGGGGCTTTTGACCTTGACGTAAGTCGGGTCGTCATAGTCCCGGCTCCATTCGGTGATGGCCTGGCAGTCGTACAGGGTAAACGTGGTGCCGATGCCGTTCTCCTGAATGAAGGACCGGGTAGACTGGTTGGTAAAAACTGCTACGCTTTTGACAGGCATGCGTCATGCCTCCTTCGGCCCCCTACAGGAGCCAGCTCTTGAATTGATGCCACGAACTGTTGCTCTCGCCCGCCAGGATGGCAATGCCGTGGCGGTTGGTCTCGCACCACTGCCACGCCTGCCACGCGCCGTCTGCCTCACCAAACGGGCAGTTGATGCGCTCGGCGGTGAGCGTGGGCGGGACTCGTTGATCGCGCTGTACCCACTGCCGAAACAGGGAGCACCCGCACGGCTCCACGACGATATAGGTGTGTGCCAGCGCCAGGATCGCCGCGTCGTATCCCGGTACTGCCGTCGTGCCCGCCTTGTAGTGAACTTGCACCTTGCTGCCGTCGTAACAGCCCCACAGCTCGGGGTACGAGCAGGACCATGTTCCGGTCGTACTGTCATAGTCCGCGAGTTGCACACGGACACGCGAGATATCGGTGTCCTGTACATACACCACGCCAGTATGCTCGGAACCGGCGCCCGCCGTGCCACACAGGCCACAGGCACACGACGGCCCAAAGGTGATCGTCGCCTGGTCGCTATCGCTGCACGTCTCCCGATAGATGGACAGATCCGCGAGTTTCAACCACGTCGCACCGGGAAACGCCGCGTCGTACTCAACCGGCGCGCCTGTGGTTTGGCTGCGGATGTTGTCCCATTCGACCAGTTTGCACTGACTGATATACACGATATAGTTTGCACCCGACTCGTCTATCCGGTCGGGGTGGATCTCCAGGTCGTAGGCTGTTTCCAGGATCTTGAGTTCGTCCGTGCCCGATGGCAGGCTGGCCTGGGCGATGGTGATCGTCGCCGGGTCGGTGGTAAAGTCGCTCGCCACCGGGGTGATCGTCGTCTGGACAAGCGCCCCGCCGTCGGTGACATAGTGGTACTTGAGCTGCGTTGGGTCAGTCCACGGCAGGTCGGCGTCGGTCAAGAACCGCTCGCCATAGTAAAACTTGACCTGGTTGGCGAGTGTGTTCTCGGCGCGGGCCAGGGCGCGGGCCAGCATGTCCCGTTCCCACTGGGACCAAATGTGGTCACAGCCGCCGACGGTCTCGCTCGCGTTCTCTACGCCATTGAAGGCACAGGTCGGGAGGTTGAACCACTCGGCATACATGTCCAGGCTGAAATAGGGCGAACCGCTTTTTGATCGTGCCATTGTCCCTCATTGACGGGTCTGAAAATGCCCCGTCCGCGTCTCTAGCCAGATCGCCGCCGCCGATAATGCGGGCCACAAAAGCACCCCAAACCACCAACGAAACCCGCCCGCCCACGTCACGCCCGCCGCAACCGGCAGGGCCACGATCAGCGACAGACACCAAAAACACTCGAATACCTGTGCCAGCCAGCCCCGGTACACCGCCGGGCCGTTGTCGTCGTGCTCCACACCGCACCACTCGCGCAACCCGTCCAGCCAGTGCTCGCGGTACAGTAGCGACGTGATCCGCCAACAGGCCAGGGCCGCCAGGACACACAGCAGGTTAGCCAAGGATGGCCTCTTTGATGCGCGCCAGGGACGCTTTGCCCAGGCCGGGAATGGCCCGCACCTTGGCGCCGCCGGCCAACACGTCAGACCGCAGTTCGGCCACGGTGAACCCCGCCGCCGCCAGTTTGCCCAGGATCGTCGCCGGCAGATCGAGCGTGTCCAGCGCCGGCTCGGGCTTGGGTTCGGGCTTGGGCTGCTCGGCTACCACCGGGGGCGGCACAGGCAGCGGTTCGACCGGGGCGACGGTGACCGGCTCTTGTGGCAGCGCTTCGTGTTCCGGCGCCATTTCCTCGTCCAACACCTGGCGAAAGTCGCCCAGCCTGGAAAACCGCAGCGCCCAGTCGCCCGCCGGAACGACGAACGGCTGGCCCGGCTGTACTCTGTATTTTCGCCCCATCACAGCCAGCGAGTTGACGGTAAACGAGCCGGACTGTGGGCCTTCGTACACCACCGTCACGTCGTCACCGGTCATCGCCGCCGCAACCAGGGTCATCTTGTCCGTTACGGTCACGCCTTTGCCTTTGCCACACGCTCTACACATCGGTATCCTCTCTGCGATCCAGTCTAGCAGGTGCTGATATTTTTCCCGGTAGGCCGGGGTGTTATAGTCCGCCGAGTCCCCGTCGTTTTTGCTCTGCCCGCTCGCCAACGAGGTCCAGTGGCGATACACCCCCCACGGCTTGCCGCGAATGTACGTCGCTCCTTTGCCCAGGATAGCCAGCATCACGGCGAACAGCCAGTCCTCCCACATCTCGCGGTGCTGCCCGACAGGGTAGCCACCCACGGCGCGCCACCAACTTTTCGGGTACAGCACCGTGTCCTGGTAAATGGCCTCGCGGCGGATGTGCTCCCACGTCCACGGCCCCGAGTCGTAGTTGTGGCGCTGGCCCGGCTTGTCCTCGATGTCACAGTCGGCATAGACCACGTTGTCGGGGTTGTCCAGCCATGCCTGGTAATAACGGCCCACCGTGCCGGGATAGAGCATGTCGTCGGCGTCCAATGGCACAATGAGCGGCGCGTGGGCGGCGGCGATGGCCGTATTGCGGGCGATGGCGGCGTTGTGTGCCCCACATTCCACGACGCGCACCCAGGGGTGGCCCATCGCTGCCACGTCAAGCGGCGCGCCGGTATCGTTGGCGACGATACACTCCAGGTTAGGGAACGTCTGCCCGGCCACGCTGTCCAGGGCGTCCATCAGGTAACGATCATGGCCGGGGCCGCAAGGGATGATCACCGCCACGTGGGGCCGGTCGTAGGAGCGCACCGCCCACGATCCACGTTCCGGCATGCCGGTTTGGGCGAACGGCGTGATCTCGGGCCGCACCCGCCAGGGGTAGTAAAAGGTCCAACTGAGCGGCCCGTCCGGCTCATCCTCTCCGCCCTCCAAGGCGCTTTTGTTCTGCCCGTGCCAGCGGTAGTTAAAGACGATCTCGGTGGTCACGTTCTCGACACGCAGCCCGGCGGACAATGCCCTGCACCACAACTCGGCGTCCTCGTTTTTGCGCTGGCGGACCCGGTAGCCGCCCAACCGGCGCATCGAGCGGGCGCGCATGATGCACGTAGACGGTACCTGGTTCTGGTGGTCCAACTGCCGGCGCGGGTCCACCGGCCCGCCATGCACCCGGTCGGTGCCCATAATGCGATAGTACCCGGTGCCCACGTCTACCCAGGGGCGGGCCTGCATGGCGTCATAGAGCACCTGCAAGGCCCCCGGCTCCAGGGTGTTGTCGGCGTCGAGGTTGACGATGTAACGCCCCCGCGCCGCCGCATGCCCGGTGTTCAATGCCGCCGGTAGGCCCCGGTTTTCAGGATGGCGGATGACGTTCAACCCGTCGAAATGACTCAGCGCGGCGGGTGTCTCGTCTGTCGAGCAGTCGTCTACGACGACGATCTCAACCGTGCCCGCAAACTGTGACGCACGCACACTCTCCAGGCACTCGGGCAAGAACCGCGCATAGTTGAACGTGGGGATGACTACCGACACGTCCACCGGGTAGTCATCCGCCGCCAGCACGTCGCGGTACACCGCCGCGTATTGGCCCATCAGGTCGCGCCATTGGAAACGGGCCAGCACGTCCGCCCGTGCCGCCTCTCCCAACCGATCCCGGTTGTGGAGGCAGTAGCGCAGCCCATCCAGCAGGTCCTCATAGTCCCCCACGCGGGCCAGGTAGCCGGTCTCCCGGTGGCGCACCAGTTCGCCCGTTCCGCCCCAGTCCCAGCCCAACACCGGCACGCCGTAGGCCATCGCCTCACGGCTGGCAATGTCGCCCGTCTCGCGGGCCGTCGCCAGGTACACCGCCGCGTGGGCCAGGGTCTGCCGGAACGTCGCGTGCGGCTGGGCGCCGATGACGGTTACGTTCTGCGTCGCACGTCCGTAGGTGGTGCGAAACGCCACGTCGGGCGCCAGCATGGCCAACTCGTTGACCGGGCGCGGGTCGGATACCACGTCCACCCGTGGCTTGGCCCACAGCACATAGTCGCCGTGTTCTGCCAGCGGTTCGAACTCGTCGCCGTCGATGCCATGGGGAATGACCACCGGCTGGCAGCGCATATCCCGGCGAATGGGAACCGCCACCCACTCACTGGGGACGATGATCCGATGGGCGCGGCGGGATGCCTCGATGACGGCGTTGTTCCAGCCCCACGCTTCCGGCCCCCAGGCCATCGCGTCGCCGGTCCAGTAATACCCGTGACAGCTTTGTACCAACGGCTTGCCGGTATCGACCACCATTCCCGCGTGGACGTTCACCACGTCGGCGTCGTCGGGGTTGTCTACGATCTCGATGCCATATTCAGGCAGCCACCGCCCCTGTGCGCACACGACGCGCCAGATACCGCCCGATCCGTGCCCGTCCTCGGCATAGTCACAAGGGGAAGGGTTGATGTAGAGTTTCATCGATGCTTTTTTCACCCCTTCACCCTCGCGTACACCTGGACGTTGCGCGGTAGGAACTCGAAACACTCATTGACGATGTGCTCGAATGCTTGCCGCGTCTTGCCCGTTTTGAACGGCGAAAACTCGATGCCTTGCCGGGATAGCCGCTCGCGCCACCATTCCTGTGGCTTGAGGTTGACGTGTCCCGTCCCCGACTGCCCAGGCCCGGCGGCGCTGAAGAGCAGGTGCTGCCCGGTAGATGCCGCCAACGTTTGGCACAGAATGTCGGCATACCGCTCGGGTATATGCTCGGCTACCTCCAGGCAGATCACCAGGTCCAGCCGCTGGACAATTTCGAGCGGCAGCGTCAGGTCATGCTGCACGAATTGTACCTGTGGCGGGATGAACTCGCGTGCGATCTCGTGCAATTCGACCGCCCATACTGTGCTGCCTACGTCGTGAAATGCTTTGCACCACCAGCCGTCGCCCGCGCCATAGTCCACGACGCTGCGCGGCTTGCCGAACTCGCCGATCCACCAGCCGGCCATTTTCTCGATCCATTGGTGCTGCCAGGATAGGCTTTCGAACCACTCCCGGCTGGCATAGTCCTCACTCATCGCACTGCCTTTCTACTCGTTGCCATTGACCGTTGACGTATCGCTTGACCACCCGCGCCGGGTTGCCCTCGACCATGGTGTCTGACTGGACCGTCATATTGCGCACCACGGCCCCACAGGCCACGACGCTGCGGGGCATCAGCTCGCAGTTGTAGAGCAGCGCCCCCGACCCGACGAACACCGGCCCATGTACCCATACTCGCTTGATCGCCATCGGGCCGACCGTCCCGGCGCTCATGTCGTGTGACGCGGTGAGCACCTTGATCCGAAAGCCGAACGTGATCGAGTTCGGCTCGAAAAAGCGCAGGTCGCCCCGGAAGTCTATCAGGTCGATCCGCCGGTCCCAAAACCACTGAGGCGAGACATGGACCTTTGTCTGGTCCCATGTGCCCAGGATCATGCCGTGGTCGTTCAGCAGTTGCAGATAGTCAGGCATCGCCCATCCTCTCGAATGCGATCACGTGCCCGACCAGCCCGACCTGCCGCCACCCATCGGTCATCAGTTCGTCAATGGCCGCCGTGACCTCATGCCGTGGATCGCCATAGTCGTGAAAGGCCATCACACCGCCGCGCTTGACGTTGCCCCGCCAGGCCAGGATATCCCGCCGCACACCCGCGTCGTCGTGCGCCCCGTCCACGTACACCAGGTCAAGCGGATCGTCGATCTCTGTCGCCAGGTCGCACGAGTCGCCGGTCAGGTACGTGTATCGTCCCGGCAGTACCCCCGCGCCGTCCACGTAGCGGCGTGTGTCGGCACATTCCAACAGGTCTACGCTCCACACGCTCACGTCCCGGTGCAAGGCCAACCCGTACAGGATGTGTAGCAGGCTGTTGCCCTTGCCGGTGCCGATCTCGACCACGCGCGCCGGGTCGGGGCAGGTCGAAACCAACCCCTCCAGGAATGCACCCTCGTAGCGGGAACAGTAACTCTCGTCTGTCCCCGGCAGGCGCTTGGTTTGTGGGCGCCAGTCGCTCGCCGTTAGAGCAAAAAAGCCGGGCATGGCGGCGATCCATTCGTCTCCCGTATCTATGCCGAACGGCAAGTCCGGCGTCACGCGCAATTTGAGACCGGGATGCGCCCGGCTGTTGACGGTGAACGAGCCGCCCCGTTCCCCTTGATAGATCAGGTATTGAGTCATCACGCTGGCCCACACTGCGCCAGATAGTCGTGCGCCCGCCCCACGAGGTGCGCCCACGGTGCGTGGACCACGCCCGGCCCGATGGGGAACAGGACTTGCGGGCCGCTTTCGCCCAGGGGACTGTGGTTATACTGCGCCCCCAGGCCGACCTCGGCCAGGCCGGGGTTGACGTGCTCGGGGTGCCAGCCGTAGGCGTCGAAAAAGCGCCGGTGTGCGATGTAGGGCTGCGTGCTGATCATGTAGGAGTCCGATGGACCCCATGGGTTGCGCAGCGACCATTCGCGGATCAGCCGATACCACATATAACTGCCACCGGAGCGGGGACAGTGATAGTCCACCACGCAGCCGTTATTCCCCGGCACGTGGTAGGAGAGACGGATAAACCCAACCGCCGGGTTGGTGTCCAGCAGATCGGCCATCGGGCGGATGTCCAACTCGCGGAACAAGGCCCAGTCATCGAATACCAGCATGTGAATGTCCGCCCCATTCTCTGCCGCCACACGGATGCCCCGGTTGATGTTACCGCCGGTGTTGAATGCGCCGGGCGGGGTGTCCATCTCGTGCCAGGTGACCTCGGGGTGGAATTGGGCGAACCGCTCAGCCAGGACATCGACATGCCCCTGTCCTGAGCCGTCATCGGCCTCGCGGCTGCCGTCGTCGCAGATGTGAAAATGTAGGTTGGGATAGACGAGGTATCGCTCCAGGCTCTCGACCGTCGCCAATGCCGCCGCCGTTCGTTTGTACGTCGCAAACAAGACCCACACTGTAGGCCAGTCCATCACTCGATCCTTTCCCAGGCGCCCGCGCTTTTGCGGTGTGTCTGCTCCAATAGCTCGGGCCGTTCGTCGCCGGCCCACCAAACGCTGATGTATTTCACCTGTCGCATCCGGCCACATTTCACCATTTGCTCCAGGATCTCGACCTCGCTGCCGTTGCAGTCCAGGTAGAGCGTATTGATCTCGGCAATGCGGGCGTACACAAACCAGTGGTTCATACTGACCACGGTCACGCCCTCGTGTGGCTCGCCGGGGGTGTACAGGTTGGCGTCCTCTCCATCGCAGCGGTACAATGTCGCCTGCCGGTCGTTGCCGCCGATGGCGTAGGGCATCAGGGTCACGCCGGGCAGCCCGCGCAGCGCCCGGTAGGCCAGATCGCGCATTGCGGTACACGGCTCGAAAGCGTGGACGATGTGGCCCATCCGTGCCAGGCCTGCCGCGCGCTCACCGTCCCCCGCGCCGATGTCAACGAACAACTCACTCATTGCCCACCGCTTTCCTCTGCCAGTAACCCCAGCAATGATAGAGCGGCAGCTTGACGTGTGTCCGCCGCAAGGCTGTTTCCAATGCCGCGATCCGTTCGTTCGTCTCGGGGCGTGGGTGCCACTGGACCATCACGGCCCCCACGTCGCGGATCTGCCCGGTTTCGACCAGCCGCTCTAAGATGTCCACCTCGCCGCCCTCAGCGTTCAGGTGCATCAGGTCCACGTGGCCCAACAGGCTCACGACCAACGACACGTCCACGACCTGGACCGGCTCGCTCGGCCCGTCCGCCGGGAGCCACGTCGCCCCGTCGCGCTGGCAGTCGTGGAGTGCCGCCACGTGGTACCCGCCGCCCAGGGCCAACGGGTACAGATGCGCGTTGGGCCGCCCCGCCAGGCGTACCTTGGCGATGGCATAGGCCCGCGACGCGGGTTCGAAGGCGTAGACCAGGCAACCCCGTTCCGCCGCCTTGGCTGCCCACGCGCCCTCATACGCGCCCGCCTCGATGACGATGCCGCCCGTCAAGCCGTCGGGAACCGGGTCATTATCCATCGTGTATCGCCTTCTCCCACCGTGCCCGCCTTTCCCGTCGCGCCTGTTGTTTCAGCCGATCTCCCAGGACTGTTGCGTGGGCATTCATGCAGGACCAAGCGATCACGGTCAGAAAATAGAGCACAAAGATCCACTTTATCATCTCATCTGGATCGGTAACTTTCCATAGCACCGCTATTAGCCCGAAAGACGAGATCCCCTTGAACAACAGGGACAGCCAATAAGCCACCGTCTCGTTTTCACTGTCCATTTCGCGCTTTCCTTTCAGCCTCATACACCCGCCGCCGCAGCTCGCTGCTTGACCACGTGTGGCCCCGTTCGTGCCAGTAGATGCGCCCACATGCATCCGGCGCGGTGATCGCCTTGCCCCGCCAGTCGGAACCGATGATCCGCACGTCGGGCCGCAGCTCGTTCAATAGGTCCGCCAGGTCTTGCTCGGTGCGGTAGACGACCACCCGCCCCACCCACTTTATGGCCTGGAGGAGCACCATCCTCTCGTCTACCGTCTGGACCGGCGCGTGCTTGTCGGGCCGCTCCACGCTGGGATCGACGTGTAGGCCGACCACCAGGTAGTCGCATTGACCCGCCGCGTCCGCCAACATCAGCACGTGCCCCGGATGCAGGCAGTCAAACGCGCCACACACAAAGCCGACGATGGGGCCGGTCATTGCTGCTCCCGGTACCAGGCCACGGTGCGCATGATGCCTTCGTCCAGGCCGACGGTATGCCGCCAACCCAATGCCCAGGCGCGGGCGCTATCGGTGCGGCGGTGTGCGTCGCCGGTCGGGCGGGTGTCCACAAATTCAACCGTCGCCCGGCTCAGCGTCCACTTGCGGATCGCGTCTACCAGGTGGGCGATGGTGGTCTGTGTGTCGCCGCCGGTGCCCAGGTTGATGATGTCGCCGCGCAGGCCGTGTTCCGCCGCCGCGATCATGCCCGCCGCTACGTCGGGCGCGTAAATGAACTCACGCGTCTGTGGCCCGCCGTACACCTGCACGTGATCCTGCGTCTCGAACTTGCGAATGAGTGCCGGGATAACGTGTGCCCGGTCGTCGAAATAGTCACGCGGCCCGTAAATGTTGGTCGGGCGCACGATGACGTAGCGGGTCTGTGTCGGCTCAAATGCCCAATGGCACAGCCGTTCGCCCATGCGCTTGGCCCAGGCGTACCCGGCATTGGCGGCTTCCGGCTCGCCCTCGTGCCCGTGTTCCTCCAGGGCCGGGTTGTTGTAGCCCGTCGCGTACACGCACACGCTGGATACCTGGACAAAGACCGGCACGCCCATCTCGACCGCCGCCAGGACCGGGGCGGTTTGCAGGCGCATATTCTCGGCATACTGCTCGGCCTGGTGGGCCAGGTTGTGGTAGACCCCGCCAACCGCCGCCGCCAGGTTGAATACCACGTCGGCATTGCGAAAGGCCGCGCCACAGTTGCCCTGGTGCCCGGCGTCCGCCAGCCGCGTGTCCACATAATGGGCCAGGGGGTTGTGGTTTCGGCCCCGCACCCCGGTGTCCATGACGGTGACGCGTGCGCCTTTGCCGACCAGGTTGTCCACCAGGAACGAACCGACCATCCCCCGTCCGCCGGTGACGACGACGTTCTTGCCACGCCAGTAACAGGCGCAGTGCTCGCAGTTACAGGTGGTCATTGGTTCGCCTCGTAACAATTAAAGCGGTTCACGTTGTCGCTACCGGTGCTATCGTGCCGGACCTCGTGGGTTGCCAATGGCCTCACTTCGTCCCAGACAATAGTACCGTCCTCACCACAATCCATAATGCCGCCCTTTTTTGGATCTACGCCCGGCGCGGGGCGAATGGTAGAGTTGTCCGTATCCCCGCTCTGTTCTTGCGCCTCGCACACGAAATAGCCGGATACGAGCGGGATCACGGCAACAGCATCTGCTGCCATCCTGGGACGCCCAACCGCGTAAAGATAGATCGCATTCTCATCACAGCGAACCAGGTCTGCCTCTACTCTCGCCAAAGTCGCGCCGTCTTGTCCAACGATCTTGTACAGCATTGCCATACCCTTTCTAGGCTTGCGCCTCACTTTTCACCACGTCCACGATAGTCCTTGCCATCTCGTCTACTTCGTCGCCCGTCAGGTACTGGTGACAGCCGACGTAAAACCCATTTGCTCCCACCCGGTCTGCCACGGGCCACATGCCGCTATCCCGATAGGATGCATAGGCCGGCTGCTGCGTCGGGATACAGCCGAACATCGGGCGGCTTTCGACACCCCGCCGGGCCAATTCTGCGACCACCCGGTCACGGATACCCGGCACGCGCAGCACGAGCGGGTAGGCCATATACGCCACGTGGTCGTGATAGGCCGGCAAGTCCACATAGTCCTCAACTTGCGCCAGGCGCATCGTCAGCCGGGCCACGTGCTCGCGCCGCCGGTCGATGTTGTCCTGTGCGTGTCGCAGTTGGACGCGGGCCAATGCCGCCTGGAACTCCATCGGTTTGAAATTCCAGCCGGGATAGATGGCCGTGAAACGCGGGTCGGGATCGCCCCGCTCCAGGACCGGGCAGCCCGTTGTGTTGCGCGTGCATAACCGGCACGCACACCGCCGCCCGTGGGCCTTGAGCCGCCGGGCCATCTGCGCCAGCTCGGCATCGTCGGTGACGAACGCGCCCAACTCGCCGGCCTGAATGGTGTGGGCCACGTAAAACGAGAACGCGCCCCACAGGCCGATACTTCCGGCCATCTGCCCCCGGTACGTCGTGCCGTGGGCCTCACAGGCATCCTCCAGGATGGGAATGTTGCGCCCGGCCCAGGCATTGGCGCGTAAGGCATCCATATCCGCCGGGTAGCCGAACAGGTGGACGGGCAGCACGGCGTCGTAGCGCAGCCGCCGTAGTTCCGCCGGGTCCAACGTCAGACCGGGGGTAATGTCCCCGAAGGCGGGTTCCAGGCCGGACAGCGTGACCGCATTGGCGGTGGCGATAAACGTCAGGGCCGGCACGAGTACCCGCCGCACGTCGTAACGCGGATCGAGTCGCAGCGCCGCCAGGCCGACCATCAGGGCCGCCGTGCCGCTGGATACCGCCACACAATGGCGCACGCCTACCCACGCGGCGAACTCTTCTTCGAATGCCCGCACCTCGCGCCATTCGGTAATGCGGCCCGAGTCGATGACCGTTTGCAGCGCCGCCCGCTCCTCTGTCCCCAACTGTAGATCGCCGATGCGGATCATCCCGATCTCCCCGGCACAGCGATGTGCCCTAATTGTCTCGGGTCCCACTCCCCCAAGCCGTCCTTGACCTTAAACCGGGGCATGTTGACCGCCTTCGCCGCTTGCATGTCGGTCAATGCGTCGCCGATCATCAGGCACTCGCGCAGGTCCAGTTGGAACAACGTCGCCACGGCGTACAGCATCCCCGGCTCGGGCTTGCGACAAAAGCACGCCTGTTCCGGCGTGTGGGGGCACAGGACAATGTGGTGTATGCCCGTGCCCTCGTCTTTCAGCAGTTGGATCATGCGCTTGTGGACGGCCTCGACTTGTGAGACCGCCACGTCGCCGCGCCCGATGCACGCCTGGTTGGTGACGACGATGACCAGCCAACCCGCCTCGTTGATCGCCCGTATCCGATCCGCCGCGCCGGGCAGCAGTTCGACTTGCTCCGGGTCTGCCAGGTTGGGCACGTCACGGATGATGGTGCCGTCACGGTCCAAAAACACAGCCCTAGAGCGTGCCATAACTCACCCCCGCCGGCGAGATCTGAAACGGGATCTCGGTCATCCCCAACCGGTCGATTACCCGCCGCCGTAACTCGGGCGGTACCAGGAAAAACCAGCACCCGCCCGCACCCGCGCCCAGCAGCTTGCCCGCCAATGCGCCCGCCTTGAGTGCGGCGGCATACTGTGCGCGCAGTTCGTCATCGACCACGCCGGGGATGGTGGCCTTCAGTTCCCACGTTTCGCGCAGGGCTTCCACCAGGTCGATCATGCCCAGGGTGTCCAGGTCATCAGCGACCCCTTCCGCCACGTAGCGGATCTGGTGCAGTGTGTCCACCTGCTCGGCCCACGTGCGCAGGATCTGCGCGGCAGGCCGGGAGCGGTTGGTGTACAACAGCAGCCCATAGTTCTCGATGACCCAGTGCAAAAACTCAGGGACGGGGTACATCGTCACCCGCGCCGTGTCCGGGGCGTAGCGGTACACGTGCACGCCGCCGAACGTCGCCGGAAGGTGGTCCTGCCAACCGACATTGGCGACGGTGCGCTCCAGGTGATAGGCCGTTGTCGCCAGGTCCTCACCGCTTTGCCGCGCCGCGTCAGCCAAGGCACACAGGGCCACAGCCAACGCCGACGACGAGCCGAGACCGGTGCCCTTCGGGATATCCGAAACGATGCTCAGCGTGCACGGCTCGGGCAGCCCGTAGGTTGCCGCCGCCGCGCGCACCAGGTCGTGCCGTGCATTCCGCAGGGTGTCCAGTTCCTCTACCTCACTGTAGGTCAGCCGGCAGCCGCCGGTCGGGCGCCGGTTCCACGTGACATAGATCGCGGCGTCCAGGGCGAACGACAGGATCGTCGCGCCGTATTCGTCCGCGTATTCCGGCAGGTCACACCCGCCACCGAACAGAGAGACCCGCAAAGGAGCTTTGACGATGTTCATACAGTCCTTTCTACAAGAGCCGGTATCCGCTGATGATGTGCGGAAACATCTCTCGCATCTTGTCGGTAATGCTTCCCTTGTGCGCTGTGCCGCGTGTTTGCATCATTTCTCGTGCGATCCACGCCTTGCGCTCCAAGGCAATGGTTGCATCTCTGTACAACCAGTCCGCCAAGCAAACCGCCTTGATGCCGGTACAACGAGTGTGCCAAACGTGGATCTTGTTGAGTCCGGTGTTCATCACGATACCCGTATGGTCAAAAATGGCTTTCTCCATTCCATAAACGAAGCCCTCGGAGCCGCTTGCGTAGCTGATAGACCACAAGTTGTCTCGGGTCTTGAACAGCGCGCCGTCGCCGTCCATTGCGCCACGGATAAAGTGCCGCATGAACTCAGTTGGTACATTCGGCCATTGGAGCGTCTTGGACTTGCGGCACACGTCACGCCCGAATAGGTTGCAGAGCCACTCGTACACCTTGGTGCTTTGGATGTAGTAGGAGTACATCCCACTCGCCTTGCGGCCCATACGCCCCGAACCGATAGCTTCTTGTAGGGCATACAAAATGTCCGGCTCTTTCACGTCGAAGGCGATGCGTATGCTTTCCGGCCCGCGCTTGCTTACCCACCCATCGGCGGCGAACAGTCCAACGACGTAGGCGCTCTGCTCTGTCCAGGTCTCGAAGAATGGGAACGGATCGACGTAGCGCACCACGTCGAGCAGTTGCGCTCGCGCATAGATCGCGCCCTTTGTCCGGCCAAGATGCTGCTCTAGTTCGTCTATCGTCAGCCCTTGGTAGTTTTCCCGCAAGAACTCGTCCTCTGCTTCTGTCCATTCGACCCGTGGGCCGATAGATGGGCGACCACCCCCTACCTTGCGGATCTTGCCATGTACGGCACCCACAGTCTTACCCAACCGCCTTGCTACTTCGTCCGCGCCCAGGGTCAGGTAGTTTTCTCTCAGAAACACCACATCTTCGTCAGACCACAAGACCCGCTCGTCCTTGAGTCCAAGCTCGGCGGCCTTGGTCTGTACTGACGACTTGGTGCGCCCCATTGCGCGGGCGATGTCCTCCGCGTCTTGCTTGCCGTATTGGTTGTTAAGGTACGCCAGTTCTGCTTCAGTCCACTTCTTGCCAGCCATGTTCTAGTGTCCTTTCTGTTGGTGCCGGGGGAGCTTCCAACTCCCCCGGCGACTTTGACCACTAGAACAAGTGTACCACAAAGGGCCATTTTATGCAAATGGCGACTACTTATACTACTGAACTCAATAGTAATAAGTAGCCGGGCTACGGGTAGAAACCCCGCCCTTAAAGAAATAGCTCGAATCCGGGTCAGGCTCGCGCAGGTGCTGGACCGGCACATACTTGATGTTTTGGATACGGGCCGCCAGTTGCGGCGTGCGCAGGATGATGCGCGGCTCGATGTTCGCCCGGATCAAAAAGCACGGGCCATCCTTGACCCAGGTCCACGAGAACCGGCCATCGGGAGACCAGGAGTACAGCCCGCCGATCAGGTCATCGGTGGCGCGTACTTCCTCACTGATGAACCGGTAGTCCTTGTACTCGACGCGCAGTGCGGGCCGGTTGCCCAGGTAGGTCAACGGCAGGATGTAGATGTCCGATGCGTACTGGCCGGCTGCCAGGTGGGCGTCGTTGGCATTGTTCAACTCGGGGATGCCGTGGTCCAGGATGACCTGTACCATCTCGCCGTTCAGCGGGATGTACAGCCCCTGGCGCATGGCGTTGCGCTCGTTGACGATGGTCTGTCCGTCCAGGTTGACCGTCACGCCATTGGGGATGGTCATGTTGGCGATGGTGTTCAGGATGGCCTGCTGCGGCACATACCCCGACAGCACCTGCCACATCTCGGGCCGCATCACGGCGGCGAAACGCACCGGCGCCAACCGCTGACCTTCCGCGTTGTTGCGGACGTAGTAGTGGGCCATCTCGACCAACTGGTAAACCGTGGTCGCGGCGGTGTTTGCCACGTCCTTGTAGTTGGCGTTTTTGACATCGCTGTCCAGGCCAGGGCAAGTCACGTTCGAGAGTGCGTCACGGAACCCGGTATTGACCAGGAGTTGGAGGCCGCGGAACTCGCGGTACCCGTCGCCCCGGTTGTTGACCGGGTTGCCCGAGTACACCATCGGCGACAGGGCCGCCATAAAGAGCGGGGGCAGTTCGAACATCAGCGCCCACGCGGCGGCGACTTGCATCAGGCCCTGCTGGCCCATGGAGGCGAACGAGTCGCCGGGATGCCACGGGCTGTCGCTGCCCAGTTGATCGTTGAGCAGCGTCAGATCGATGTCGCCCCGGTTCAACCGCTCGATGATCCGCTCGGGGGTCATGGTCTGCGTCTGGCGGCAGACCTTGCCCAGCGGGAAGTGCTGGAGACAGGCTTCCGTCTCACCCGAGATACAGTTCGCGCACTCGGTGCTTGGCTCGGTCGAGCTGGTCGGCTCTACACCGGTGATGAACGGCAGCAGCAGCTCGCGGGTCCGCACGCCAACGGTCGGCAGCATATCCGCCACGCCGCGCCAGTGCATCATCGTCGAAATGACTTCCGGCTCGATCCCGACCTGCCCCTGCCCGAACATAGACCCAGGGCCGTGGACCAGGTTATGGGTGGAGCCACTGGCGGTCGATGCCTTCATCACAGCCGCCATGGCTTTGCCGATCTCGCGGCCCATTGCAGCCGCAAAGTCGGGGGTCATCACACTTTTCAAAACTTCAGGGGACATGTCCATATGTCCACCTCCTTCCCGGATCTACATCCGGTATTTCACTTCGACACCCTTCAGGGCGTCCGCCAAAGACTTTTCCACTTGCGCGAACAAGGCCTGCGCGTAGGTCTTTTCGGCTTCCGGCGCGGGCGTGCTCGGGTCGTCTTGTGTGACCGTCGCCGCTACCTGGGTCGGAGCCGCCTTGACCACCGGCGGCAGTTGGCGCAACCGTTCCATCACCCGGTCCTCGGTCGTCTTTTCGACCTCGGCCAACCGGGCAACCAACGCATCCATCGTGACCTGCATCTGTGCCATTTTTTCGGCGACGGGTTGCAGGGCCTGGGCCACACCGCCTGCCATCGACTGGGCCACGCTCGCGGCAATGGCTTTTTGTGCGTCCTCGGACAACACGAACGACGGCGGCTCCTGTGGCGCTTCCGGTTCAGTGGCCTTTTCGGCCTCCGGTTCTGTCTCGGGCGCGGGTTCCGGCTCTGCCGGTTCTGCCGGGGGAACCTCCGTCACGTTTTCCGCCCCGCCGGCGTCCGGGGCCTCAGCACCGCTCCCGAAAGCTTTACCGATCATGTCCCGCACCTTTTGCAGGACCGTCTCGGCCTTGTTGACGACGTGGGTTTCTGCCTCCACGCTCTTCTGGCGCTCGGCGATCTCCTCGATCTCGGTTTCGTCCAGGCCCATCGCCCCAAGCGCCTCTTTTACCTGCTCGGTCATTTCCATATCACCTCCTGTCGTGGTGATGGCGGTCCCGAACGATGCAGCCATCTCTCGCGGTAGAATGCTGCGTTTACGGATCTGGATACCGCCTGTATAGGTTCTCCCGTCAAATTGCGACGGGTCGTACCTGAATTTGATGGACACGCCCCATCGGTCGGGGTCGGCAGCAACGGCCTGGCGCACCTTGCGCGCCAGGGGCGTATCGCGCCACGTGCCCCCTTCGACCAACATCATCCCCAGTCGGGTCTGTGTGTCACAGTCGCCTACGTCGGTGCCATTGAGGTGCACCAGGTCCAACTCACCGCGCCCGTCCCGGTCGGCCAGGGCGATGGCGTCATCATAGGCTTTTTCGCTGACGATCTCGCCCTCACGGTCCATAATGGCCATGCTCGACACGGCCATCCACCGCCAGCGACCATCCGCCGCTTTGTAACTGACGAACTTGTTACGCACGGCCTTGTCGTCCTCCCACTTGGCGGCGCAAATGGCGACGGCCTGCTCGTTGCTTTCCGCCCCGCCATCGCGCATCGTCTCGGGGATACAGCGGGCCATCCATTCTACTCTCGTTTCACCCGGTTGGGGGTCTGGCATCTCTCACCTCACAGTACACCTTGTGTACATATTCACGGGACAACTTGCCCCTTGGCCATGTCGGCCTGTGCCTTTTCCGCGCCCCGCTTCATCGCCGCTTGCATGTTGCGCTTGAACCGGTTGCGCGTCTTGGCCTCGATCTGCTTCGAGAAACCGCGCGCCTTGGTGCCGGGATGGTTGACCGCCCTGGCGACGACGACGTTTCCGAATTTGCCGCCCGCACGTGATCCGATCACGCCCGGCGAGGTCTTGGCGACGTAACCGGACTGGAAAAACAGCCGACCGCTGCGGTTCGACGACTTGGGTACAATGCGGTGCGGGCGCGTCCCCTCGTCTACGTAGCGGTAAATGGGATCGTCCGTGCCGACCAGGACTGCCAGGTTGCCGCCGGTCGTATCGGTCAAGGTCTCGAAGGCGGGCCTGTTCGTCCACGTCGCCGTGGTCTTTTCGAACTCGCTTTCGATGTACTTGCCCTCAAGTTGCAGTTGTGCCTCGATCTCTTGCATGATCGTCTCGATGTTGAGTCGCCCCGGACGGATCGCCTTCATTTGAATGACGAGGGCCATCAGCGGTACTCCTTTTGGCATCTGCATCTGGTCAAACCTTGGCAACTGGTCTCGGGGCTGTTACGCACCCGCCCGCTGCCCGGCTGAGCGAACGTGCCTATAGGCTGCCAGCCCATCGCGCCAGCATCGGAGCAGGGGCCACAGGTGCTATCATCCCCTATAGGTACCCACCGCTCTTCGGTGAACCCTTGTGCCCTCGCCTGCCGGTCCTTTACTCTCCAAAATGCCTCTCTGCTCGACGAAATGTACATCTCCGACCGGGCGCGGATCTGTGCCGCCGTCAGGCTGCCTGACTCGACCTCGCGGGCAAAGTCCCGCAGGTAGCGGTACTGTTCTGCCACCTGACCGCCGACGCTGCCCCACATTTCCCGCGTGACGTTGGCCCGCCCGCCGGCTGCCAATTCGGTCTGTTGGATGTAGGTGTTTTTGATCAGCCGGGCCATCCCGGCCTGCCAGTCCGCTGTGTTGAGCCGCCCATCAGACAACATCGTCGCCAACGTGCCGGCCCCCTGTTCGTTGGCCCGGTCCACCAACGTATCGACCAGGTTGACCACCTGGTCGCGAAGCAGAAAACGCCCCGTCGCCAGGTCGCGGTAGTTCCCGGTGCGCGGGTCCCATACCCAGGCGCTCGGCTGTGGCTGGCTCATTGCGTCCTCGCGTCGAGCAGCCCGGCGAACTCGGGAAACAGCGCGTCAAATGCGGCATTGGCCCGGTCCACATCGGCCTCGGTGATCGTCGCGTCCAATTCGGGCAATGGCGGGCCGGGCGGCGGCTGTACCCGCTCGATCTGCTTCTCGGCCTCGTGTGCGTGCGCGTGCACCGGGGCGAATACCGGCAGCGCCGTCATTTTGCCCCACCGGTCTACCCGCACCCACGGCTCGCGATATGCCTTGCCCAACTCGGGAGCCTCGGTATCCTCCAGGGTTTCGGTGCCGGTCATGTCGGCGGGCAGGTACACGTCGGGGATGACCTCACGGTCGGCCAGGTATTGCAGGCCCAGGTCGGGGCGGCCCAGGTTGACGAATGCGCCCGCGTTCTCGAAGAACTTGCCCTCGATCTCGGCTTGCAGTTTCCGCTGCTCTTCGTCCAACGCCCGGATCTCGAATTGCACCGAGTCGGGCAGCAGCTTGTGGCGAAACTCGCGCTTGATGCCCGAGACAAGCGCCCCCATGCCCTTGCCCTTGGCCTTGAGACTGGCGACCTCGGCTTGCGCCCCGGTGCCCAGTCCGCCCGCCGGGATGCTGCCAAATTCGAGCACGTCCAGGCCAAACGCCGTGGCGGTGACCTCTTTGCAGATGTTGTAGACCTCGGTGCGGTTGAAATTCTCGGGAGCGCCCGAAAAGTTGAGATACTCCAGGACCGTGTTGCCCTCTGGGTTGAGGACCGGCAGGAAAATAACGCCCTTGTAATAGACCAGCCCCCGAGAATCCCTCTGGGCTGTCGCACCCTTGAGCGCTGTTTCCAACATCGTCGGGTTGACGTTCGCCAGGACGATGCCCGCGCCGGGGTTGTCGCTCAGCTTCTCGTACACATACCGCTGGACCATGCGGTCCTCTTGCGCGGCCCACACGGCACGGGAGACGGCGCACACGCCCCACTGTGGCATGCGGTCGTCCACCATCGGCATGTCGGTCAGCTTCATAAACTGGTAGTCGCGCAGTTGGTGCCGCTGCCCGTTGAACGGGTTGCGGTAGACTACCGGGAACTCGTCTGACGAGGTGGGCCACACACACAAAGGATCCATCACGCGGGCATCCACAATTTCCCACGCGGCATCGTCCCCGCGTTCCATCGCCCGCTCGCCACGGAGTGTCAACTGCCCCCGTTCGTCCACCGCCCAACGGGGGGCAGCGCGGATCAACTCGGCATAGGCCGGCTTGTCTGACTCGCAATAGGCCCGCACCCAACGCCCGATAAACAGGTCCCAGTTCTCGCCCATGTTGGCGATCCGGTCCTGCCACTTACTCGCCAGGTTGCGCCCGGCGGTGATCGACCACTCCAGGCCCTGCGCCTTTTTGGTCATGATCGAAATGGCGTTGAGGATGAACGGCGCGATCAGGGCGAACGTCCTGAGCTGCTGCTGGCGCTTGGGGTCGTGGTACTCGTTGACCGGGATATAGTCGTCAATGGTCATCGAGTTCCACCACAAAAGCGCCCCGGCGTCGGCGACGGACACCCCGCCGTGTTGTGGGCCGGTCTGGACGCTGTAGGGCACGGTCGCCGCCGCCTTGTCGGTTTCGGGCAGCGCCGGGGCCGCGTTGACCAGCGCCTCGGCTTCCTGGCGCACCTGTTCCACGTAGGCCGGCGTGGGCGGCTCGGTCGGTGGTAGGGATGGGGCGGCCTTTTCCGCCGTCGCCAGTTTCTGCCGCCACTCACGCTCCAGCCGGACGTTGCGTGCCTCTTGGGTTATTGGTTGTCGCCGTCGTGTCTTTGCCATTCGCTCTCCAAACAAAAACGCCGCTATGCTGCGGGGTTCATCACTCCCACAACGTAGCGGCGTTCTCGAAAGACTGCCGGTTATGCGGTTATCAGACTATCGCTGTTTGCGCACCTCAGCCGTTCGCGGCGTGACGTTGCACAGCCGTTCGATGGCGTCTACCATCATCAGCAGCGCCTGCCGGATGGCAAGCCAGAACTCACGGTCAGGCATCAGGGCCTCTTTCGATCCTCATCTTCAGCCGGTCCAAGCATTCCTGTGTCGTTGGCGGAAATTGCCACGAAGCGCCGGCTATCGGCGCGTCTATGTGGCCCGTGTTGACGATGACCTCGTAAGGATCAAACTTGCCAGGGACACTCACCGTCTCCATCGTGTGCCACACCCCGTCGCCGTCTGTGCATCCCAACGTCACGCCGGTATAGTCATCGTCAGGGCTTGCGGCGTCAATACCGCATACCCATTCCGGCCTGTCAGCTTCGATGTCGTCACAGGTATACACACCACGATCCGTGTAAAGTCGCCAAGCGCCAGCGTCTTTTGGTTCGTATTCTGGCGGGTCGAGTGGTGGCGTCAGGTTGCTATTCGTGCACGCGTAGCGCAATTCCTCCCAGTCATCAGGGTGCATCGTCACCCACCATTCGGGTTGTGTCCCGGCGCACGCCTCACTATTCCGCCGAATGACATCGCCTATCTCATGCAAGGCGTCCCACAGTTCGCCCCGCTTCTGAGGTTCCGGCACAACGTCGAACGTCAACGCCGGGTCGGCTTGCGCGACTTCCTCACAAAAAGCGTCCAAGTTGTCCGCCGTCTGGTCCGTTTTGGTCTGCTTCCCCTTGGGCAGTATGACCACGGCCAGCGCCGCCAACGCCCCCTTGAGAAATTCACGACGGTTCATCTTTCCCCTTTCCTACATCCTCGGATCATTCGGCTTCCTTCCGTACAGCAACGCCAGGTAGACAAGTACGCCAACGCCGCCCAACAGGACGATGGGCAGCGCGCAGCACACAAGAGACAGTAGAATGCCCGACGGTTCACCGCTCGTCCACATGGTTCCCCTTTCCGGCTTGTGCCTCTACCCACATCCCCACGCCCAACAGCACCACCGATACCCACCCCAGGTACCATCCCCACGGGCCTACCCAATTGGCGGCGAAGGGCAGCCACGAGGTCAATGCCACCGCAAGCGCCCAGGGCCAGGGCAGCCGAGCCACCGCAGGGTACAACGGCAGCAGGTTGTACGGGATCAGCCGGGGTGTCATAAACGCCCCTGCTAGCATCCACCAATACGGATCGGCGCGCGCTGCCTTGTTTCCCGGCCTCAGCAGCCACCACGCCACAACAGCGAACGCCGGCAGGCCCCACAACCCCAACGCAATGTCTTGGGGCCACTGTGCCGGGTCGGTGTTGCACTCGAATAGGCGCAGCGGCCACAGCCCCCAAATGAGCACCGTCGCCAGGATGAATACCGCCCCGACGATGGCCCACTGCTTGCGGGCCAACAGGGTGAACGCTGCAATGTGCGGCTTGAGCAGCGCCAATGGCACACCCCATGGCAGCGCGAGTACTCCCAACAGCGCCAGGCCGTCCAGTTGGCCCAGGAACAGCGTCCAGAACAACGGCAGGCAAAGTGCCGCACAAGCCACGCTGGCGAGCGAGTTGGCTTGCCGGTATGCTGCCCAGACGAACGCCAGGACCGTCACTGCCAGAATGAGCCACAACGGCAGGAACGACACACCGGCAGTCCAGGGTGGGTAATAGGCCGGGATGGCCGCTATGTTGTCAAAGAACCGGTGCCAGTCATAGAACATTATTGTTCTCCCAACACCTGCCGTGTCTTTGTGAAATCACCCCACGCATCGGCGGCGAGAATTTGGGACTGCTTTTCCTTGACCACCTTGATCGCCTCATCTTGATCGCCAGTCGGGACCGCATAGGCCATCCAGTCTCCGTCATCGCCATAGTGTAAGAATCCCATCCGCGCCCAAGACCAGGACCAAGGCAAAAACGACCACAACTGGGTCCGTCCGATCTTTCCATCCTTATGTATCCATACGGTTGTTGCGTGAGAAATCTCGGGCGGGTCCGGGTCCAATTCTACATCCAAGCCCCAGGCGGAACTGTCTGCCTTGAGGCATTCCGTCAAATAGGCGTCCCGCTTTTCTGTGGTCGTAAAGACGGCGAGTTTCTCCAGGTCTTCATAGTCCCAAACTATGACCGCATATGCTGTGCCGCTCATTCCCCTTTTTCCTCGCTTTCGTATGGCGTTCGACCGACAATCTTCCCGGTCTGTACCAGTTCCGCTTTAATCCCCGCCACCTTGCGTGCCATCTCGAATTCGCCGTGTGCACGGCTAATCATTGACGCTGCCTTCTGAAATGATGCCAGGTCAAGTTTCAGGTCGCCAACGGTAATCGTGCCGGTCCAAAAATCGGCATAGTAATCAATGTGTGTGCTATCCGTAGGTGGCGGACCGTCCTCGACACCACGATAGCAACATCGCGTGCCCCAGTCACGAGAAATGTATCCCCGAAAATATCCGCTCCCGCTCATTCCCCTTTTCCTTTCTACAAGTTCAACCGTAGACATTCCGCCGTCGCCATACTCAGGGCCACGGCCAGGTCGATCTTCAAATGGTCCGCCCTCTTGACAATGCGCAGCTTGTTCTCCCCCTCGGTCTTGGCGTTGGCGTTCTGTACGTGCTGCGTCAATGTCGGATCTCCCGTGTGTACCAGTTTCCGGTCGCGGATCATGTCGTGTAACTGCTTGTCCGCCACCAATCGGTCCTGGCCCTGCGAGAACTCACGAAACCACCCGATCCCCTCGCTCGCCAACCGCGTGCACATCGAGTGCAGTTGGTACGGGTCATAACACCATTCTACCACATTATGCCGCTCTGCGATGCGCCGGATCTCGGCCTCCGGTTCGGCAAAGTCGAGCTGCGTCCCCGGTTCCGGGCGCCACGCGCGTGCATAGCGCACTACCACGCCCCGCTCGTCTGCCGGGTTGCGGATGACCCCCACCAGGGCGAAACAGTCGTTACTGACCCCGGCGTCGAGGGCGAATACCGCACACTCGTTGTCCGCTATTTCGGGCGGCTCGCTCTTGCACGCTTGCCACCAGGCGTCGGGTACAAACTGCGCCACGCTGGACACCCACTGGTTACGGTGCAGGCGCTGGAACTCAGTCGGTACCAGCGTCGCCGCCTCGGTAGCGTAGTATTCCGGCGTTTGCCACGGCAGGCGGGGCGTCTCGTTCCACAGCACAAACAGCCGGGCCGTGTCGTTCACCCACACCGGCAGGTCGGGCCACAACTGCCGCCCCTGCTTGACCCCCTGCTCGTACAGCATTTCCAGGGTAGGCGACTCGCCGACGTAACCGGCATAACTTTCCACCCAACGGAAGGACCGCCCGAACTTGAGCGGGCTAAGGGTCATTTCGCTCCACATGGCCTGCTGCGCCTTAGAGTGGCTGCCCCACAATTCCGAGAACACCACCATGTCCGCGCCGCCGCCGGCCTCACCCGTCGGGTCGATGGGCACGGCCTCAAAGATACAGCCGTTGTCCCACGTCGCCTTGTAGTTGCGGACCGTCGCCCGTTCGCCCAGGGTTTTGTTGAGCTGGAGCGCCCGGCGGTAATAGTAGGCCACCCGGCTGTCGGCCTGCTTGAGGTCGTTGGCGACACTGACCACCTGACCGTAGGGAGAATGGGCGCACACGTAGGCCGCCACCGCCGCCGCGATGGTGCTCTTGGCGCTTTTCTTGATGTCCGACCAGACGATGGTCGAATAGCGGTACAGGCCCCGCGCGTCGGTGCTCAGGGCTTCCGACAAGCACCGCTTTTGGTAAGGTGCTAACTGGATCGGGCCGTTGAGTTCCGGTATCCAGAACTCGCGCTCGATCCAGTCTATCGGGTCAGGACGGAGCGGGACCCCCGCTATCGCCGCCAGCGCCCGCGCCAGCCGATCTTGCTCGGGCAAGGTCAAGTAGGGCCATAACCTCATCAGCTCTTCGTTCGACGGGAGTTGTGTCACGTGTCTCCGTCTCTATCGGGCCGCCGTCGCGTCCGGTGTGCTCCATTCGCGTCGGCGCGTCAATGCCCAGGATCTTGCACCGTCGTTCGATGCACCGTTCCACGCCTTGCAGGAAACGCGGATCACCCGCCTGCCCCTTGCGCGTCAGCACCTTTTTGTCCGGCCCTTCCTGGTTGCCCTCCACGCGCAGCGTCTCGGCGTCCTCACACGAACGCTCCCACCCGTCCCAGTATGTGCGCTCCAGGTGATCGATCTTGGCGAGTTCCTGCGCCTTGGCATCGTCAAAGTCACGCAGCGCCGATGCAAGCCACTGCTCTTGGATGCGTTGCAGGTCGTAGCCGATCATCTGCCGGGATAGTGCATAGCCCCGGTCCTGTGCCAGCGCGTCGGCTATCTCCTGTTGGGTCTTGCCCTCCAGGTACATGGCTGCAATCTCGCGCCGGTCGTTCTCTATTTGTATCGCCGTCCGCTTAGGCGATGCCATTCGCAAACCTCATGCCGCAAACCTACCCCACCAACTCAGGCACGCCGCCTTCATCTACCCCAGTCAGTACCATCCCGTAATTGTTCACTCCCTGGGGAATCTCCACCCCCGGCTTGAGCTTGAGTTGATTCCGCTTAAATGAACTATAATCAACCTCGTGCTGCCAACGCCCCCACTTTTGGACGATTGTCACAATGTCAGGATGTTGCTGCTGTAAGGACCGAGCCATCTTGAGACGCCCATCTCCCTTGTAAAGCTCATCTGTGTTTCCGCCCTTCATTCTCATGGTGGCTATCTTCTTCGCCAGAAAAGCAACAAAGAGAATTGTACACCACCCATCTTTGAGCGCCCTTAGCGACAAGTCGGTATCCTCATTGTAGCGTCCGCGCCAACGATAGGGCAGACTGTTGAGAATCAGGATGCAAGAATAGATCCGCGTGTTGAGTATGACAGGATTGTGTTTCTTTTTGCGCGGCACGAACATCTCATATTGCATCCCCGCCAGCGCCACATTCTCATACCTGTCTACAAAGTCCTCTATACACCTGAATGTCGTGCCCGAAGTCGTGTAATATTTGATATTCTCATGTACTCGGTAAAAGTCTCTTATGTTGTCATCAAGTATCCAGTGCCGTTCGGCCCCCTGTTCTATTGAATGCTCCCACACCCAGTTACGAGCCGGTATGGACCCTTGTCCCAGGTTGCTAAATGGCAAGACAAGAATCTTTGCCGGATCAATGACCGCTGCATACTGGTCATATTCTTGAGGCTCGATGACAATATGATAGGGTACTGCCCTGGCTTCTAGAGCCTTGGCGGTGAGTCGTGATTCCCATCGCCCCTTGGATATGACATAGACCGGGTATCTAGGATTCATCTTCGCACAATGACCCCAACAGGTCCGCCCGTTCTTGCTTGGGATACCAGATGAACTTGGTTTTTATTGATACCCCTTGCCCCACCAATTCAGCAAAAGCCCTTATATCATCTTCAGTTGCAAAATGGACTTTGATGCTATGAATGGCCCCGAAATTGTCCTCTTGCTCAAACTCTGGCATCCCCTGCCATAGTTCCTCATAGTTCACTTCATCGGGCGCGCCCGCATTCATCATCTCCCTCAGGTTCAACGCCTCCATATTCCAGTCTTTCAACAGGTCGGCGTCGAACCCCCAGTCTTTCAACTCGTCTACATCCCAACCCGCCAGGGCGTCAAAGTCCCACACGCCCGCTTCCAGGTTGGCGGCAATGTTCGCTTCTCTCGCCTGCTCTGCCGTCCACCGCACGGCGCGGTATGCAAACCGTTCGCCGTCTACCTCATAGTACCCCTCGCGCACCGTGCCCGTCGCCGTCGGCGGGTCGTATTCTGCCACAATGACCGGCTGCCGCTTGAGCAGATCCAGCGCCCGCGTCCGTTGGTTGCCCCCGATCACCTGGTCGGTGTTCAGGTCGTGGACAATGCCGGACAGGTCGCCCAACCGGCGCAAGGTGTCCTTCAGGCGCTTGAACCGCTTTTCGCTGATACGGCGGGGGTTGTCGGCGTAGTGTTTCACCCCAACGCCTCCAGCCCCCGCGCCAGTTCCCCGCTTGCCGCCGCCAACCGTAACGCCTGCGCTGCGGCGTGCTCCCTGGTCGCGTCTGCCGTTTCGGCCAACACGACACTGGCCCGCTCCAGGCTCGCCCTCAGCGCCTCGGTGTCTACGGGCGGCGCAGGCACTGGCGCGGGCCGGTCATACCGCGCCAACCATTCGTCCACGCTGCCCGACGTGTCCACCGGGCGGCGGTAGGGAATGGCGTCCCATTGTTCGTTGGTGTCGGCACGGTAGCCCATCCCGGCGCGCACACGCTCGACGGTTTCCTGTGACCTCAGCTCACGGATAGGCAGTGTTGCCCCGGCGTTCTGTAGCACGTACTCTGGCACGAGGTCCGCCGTCAAAAGCGGCACAGGGATCGTCAGCGGCGGCGAGGCGGTCACAATGGCTTCCGGCGAATGGACCACCGCCGCGCGCGGGGCGACGTTGCCCGACATGTAAATGCGGCTCCCCGAGTGACATCTGTTGATCAGGATGCGGTCGCCACACTGGACCCCGGTTTGTGTGTTCGGGCCGGGACGGATCACGTTGTTGACGATCACCGCGTCGGTAGGCCCCTGCCCATTGGTGCGGATGGTGTGAATGGACTCGGTGCCCGCGTCATACACCAGGTTATTGGCAATGAGCGCGCTTAGATCCTCTTGCAGCGCCGGGTTTCGACAGTCGCCGCCGACGAACAGACAGCGCAAGATCGCGGCCCGGTATGTCGCTTCCTGGAGAATGACCAGCCGCCGGCTGTCGCCCTTTGGCCCCAGCAGCGGCTCGGCGAACAGACAATCTTGCAGCGTCAGACCGTGCACGCCACCCTGGTTCGCTTTTTGGCCCGGTTCGTAACTCCAGGACTGAAACGCCTTGGAGTAACCACGAAACATGGAGCAGTGGCTAAATACCACGTTCTCAGTCCTGATGTTGTCGCGGTTGCCCATCACGTCGGCGCATTGCGCCTCGGACGCGCTGCGTCGCCCGACGATGGTCACGTGCTCGAACAGCACGTCATGCGAGCAGATGCGGATGTTGCCATCGATGATCACCGGAGTGGGGGCCGTCTGACCGTACACCGACACGTCGGCATGTCCCAGGCCGAAATAGCACAGCCCACTGCCCGGCAGGCGAAACAGGCCGCCAACCTCGAACACGACGACACGTGGCTCGGTCATGCGCAGTGCGGCATACAGCGACCCTGGTCCGTCCGGGTTATTGTTCGTCACCCGGATGACCCGGCCCGGGTCGCCAAATTCGCTATGGACGTAACCGTATTGCCTCACGTCGCACCTTTCAACCCTCGGGCTGGGGCGGGTCCGGGAAAGGAGGAGAACCGGTGCCCGCGCCCAGCCACTGAGGAGGAGGGGACTATTTATAGATGTAGCGGGCGTTGTCGCGGGCCACAAGGGCCGCAACCGCCGCGCCTATGACGATAACTCCCAGGATCACCATCAATATCGGCATATCCCAACCTATCCCAAAATGCCCCACGCGACCTACAGCTTGCGTGCCGGATGCATCCGGTTTCGGCACTGCGTGGAGCATTATCCTCACTCCCTATTCAGCCACCGCAAAAAGTCGGCGGCGGTCTGCACGTCCTCGAAAAATGCCGGGCAGCGTCCGTCTGGGTAAAACACGTGCGCGCCGCTGCCCATCCCATCCGTCGGGGCGAACCCCAACTCGCGCCCGTACTCGCTGGTGGTCTCATACGTCCCGGTCAGGACCGCAAACCGCCGCCGCCCGTGTGCCGTGAATGGCCGGCAGTAGGTGCCCCGGTGCGTGTGACCACCCAGGCCAATGTCGAACGCCACGTCGCCCCGCTGCCACCCGGCCTCTATGCCGTGTGTGGCATTGTAGATGCTGCTGTACCGCCACTTGTGCCGCGCCTTGTAGGTCAGTTGGTGCCCGTTCCATTTCAGCGCAAACACGATCTCGTCAGGATCGTACAGCACCCGGCAGCCGGCAAACACGTCGCGCACCTTGTCGATCCCCGCCAGCAGCTTTGACCAGTTGTCGTGGTTTCCGGGTATGGCCCACAGCCACTTGCCCCGGCACAGGCCCACGGCCTCAGCGAACAATTGGACCTCGGCGTCGAACGGGATCGGCTCGCCACGTTGCAGGCCGGCGAGTTTCCCGACGATCCAATTGTTCCACCCATCGCCGTGGTATTCGGCCCACATGCGGTCGGTGTCTCGGATCGTCTCCAGGTCGGTCTTGAGCTGGCGATAATTTGTGCGCGCGTCTCCAATGTGCCAGTCTGACGTATAGGCAATGGCAAACGCGCGCACGCCGGGGACAGTAATAGACTGGTCCGCCCTCGCCTGTTCGCGCTTTGCGGCCCGGTCCTGCGCAGCGAATGCGGCGGACCACAGTTCGTCGGCGGTCCATTCGGCGTACTCGGTTGTTAAGCCCTCGACTATCGGCGCGTCGTCTACTGGTTCCGGCTCAGCCAGCGCCCGGTCGCGTGCGGCCTCGGCCTCGGCTTGCGTGTCGAACGTGCCATAATGGCGAATGCCAGTCACGCTTTCGGGCAGCACCACACGATACCGCCCCGAGTCCAGCCGGCGCACGTATCGCGATACGGTTGTCTCGGGCATCTACGGCGCTTTGATGCCCAACGCGGCAGCGGCGACGGCGACAATACCGATCACCGCCTCGGCTACGTTCCGCACCGGCTCGCGTTTCTCCAGATCCCTGATCCGGCCCTCGTGGTCATCCATGCACGACTGATAGTGCGCCTGTTGTACTGCCAGTTTCTCCTCAAGCGCATCGAACCGTGCTTCGATGTACTCACGTAGAGAAACGCGCCCGTTTTCTGTCATAGCTCTAGCTCCATTCCGCGCCCCTCGGATGGGGCTAGGCATTACAGTCCCACGTCGCTCGGCAGCGGTTGCACCGGCGCCGGCTTGGGAAACTGCCGGATCACCTCAGCCTCGATAGCGGCTTCCAGCACGTCCAGGTCAATGTCGAACCCACGCTCGTGCAGGTAACTCTCTGCCCTGTCGATGGCATACCGCTTTTTTGCCTCAGCCGTGTCTGTGATCAGTTTTGCCAGCCCGGACTGCTCAGCCGCACGGACGGCGAGACGCACGGCCTCGTCAAGCGCATAGACCCACTGTTCCCCGACGTTCTGCTCGAACTCGGCCCGCTTCAACTTCAGCCAGTCGAACAGCCACTTGAGCAGCAGCGGCAGCGCCACGCTGATCACTGCCAGCAAGACTTTTTCGATAATGCTTCCCCAGTCGATCATTGGCCCTCCTACGTGTGATATTTATCTCTCAGGCGATCCTGTAACACGGCCCGCCTATGAAGTACCGCCCTTGCGCTTACCCCGTACCCGTGCGCCGTCTCGATCAGTTCGTCGGTTGGTGTCGCCAGCAAAAACCACTCTGCCGGCGTCAGTTCCCGGCGTAGTTGGTCGATCATGGCCAGGTCAAGCCCCTCCAGTTCGACGGGGCGGCTATCGGCATAGTTGCGCCCTTTGCCGACAAAGGGGACACTCAACACCGCTACCTCTCGGGGATGCCATTGGCGCGCCGATAGCTGCGGTTGTCCTCCTCGTTGTCGTAAGGTGCGTAGGGCAACAAAACCCTACCAGCCCAGGCCATTTCACCTGGGCCACGGGTTAGCAACTGGTCATCAGGGACAAGGATCATAGTGTCGGGATCGTCGTAATGGTTGGACGGCATAGCAACACCGTCGGTCCATGTTGGCGTACCCACCCATGACTCGCAATCGGGTGGCATGTTGACCTCGTGCTCCCTGATACACTTGTCGGCATACCTGTCGCGGCGTTCAGAGTTGACCAATTCCCTGAGCCACTCGGGCCAGTTATCGGCGTTCAGTCCATATTTGCTGCGGCAGGCGTGACACAAGGCCAAATCGCTTGGCTTTGGCCTTTCCCTGCAAGCTGGACATAACTTGAATCGCGACAATGCATACCTCCCTCTACATGTAAGGGGACAAGATAGGGGGTGTTTTATAAGGCCGATTTTGCAATCTCGCGTACTTTGCCCATTGCACAAGCAAGGTACTGACACACGGCGGGTTGTGATATTCCTAGCATCCCCGCCGCCTGCTCTTGGGAATAGCCAAGCAGCTGCAAGATAAAGCAGTCCTTCTCTCTGCCTGACCACATTGGCAGCGCCGTCCGCAGCGCCTGGTCCATTACCTGTTGGTCCTCTAGGTCAAGGTCAAACATGCATCCTCCAAAACAACGAACAGCGCCCGACCCATACCACCAAACGGTGTTACAGGTCGGGCGCTCATCTCCGACGTGGCCGGGGCTTTATCCGTCCCCGCGCCTGCTCAGTTGTCAGACTAGAATGGCAGCGGCTTGACCGCTTCTATCCAGTGAATAACTTCTCCACACGCGCACACGAACACGCCGGATCGCAGCGTGATACTGCCCTCCGGTCGCCAGATAACCAGGTTGTTTTCGTCGTCAATGAAACCCACCGCGAAATGGCAAGACGGGCACAGCCACAGCCGCGCCATGCCCGCGTCAGTCCCCCCATCCTCAGTCGCCGCGCCCCTCGGCTCCGTTGGTTGGGTCATGTGGCCTCCTCGTCCCCCATCGTTTCCAGTTTCGCCGCCGCTGGCACGTCGTAGGTGCGGCGCTGCGAGAATTCAAGCCGCTTCGCTTCGTGCCAGTTCTGTACGGGGCGAAGATACCCCACGATCCTGGAGTAAACTTCACACCGAACCCGCTTGACCTTTGGCTTTTCCTGTTCGCTCATCTTGCCTCCCTCAGTTCATCGACCGAGTAAAACACCGGCTTGCCCATCTCTTTCGCCATGCGCACCTCGCTGTCCGCGCCGGCAGACTCACCCGGCAGGCGCAGCACGGCGTCGCATTGCGCCACCCATTCGAGATCCATTTCCATCCAATAGTCATAGTCGTGCGGAGAGACGAGGTGCCACAGGTGAGACAACAGCGGTACAAAGGGCAACAGGCCCATCTTGCGCACCTGCTCGGCTGCCATGCAATGCGCCCGCACATTCAGCACCGGGTCCGGCTTGGTGTACGGCCCGGCAATGTAGACGGTATGAATGGTCATCTCATCTTCTCCCACCATGTACGAACTACCGTGCAAGCCGCGCCCCATAGCAGGGCGAACGCCATCCGCACGGCCTCGGATGGCAGTAGCATCAGGGCCACACGCCACTGACCGTCATCGTCGATAGACTCTGCGTGAAATTCAAGCCGCCCGAACAGCGCCGGGTATGAGGTAAAACGTTTCATCTCACACCCCTCTTGATGTCCCTGCTGCTCTTTTCCAGTTTGGCAACGCTCATGTCCATGTCCAGCACAACAGCCGCCACGTCCAACGGGATAGCCACGTCTACAACCTCTTCAGGTAACGCAGCCCGCTGTTCTGGCGTCAGTTGCACCAGGTTCCATACCAGGCGGTTGTCGAACAACGCCCGCGCCTGCCGCCCGAGTCGGGACACGTCGTCAATGAGTTGGTTGACCTGCGTGTACTGGACCGCCGTCCGGCAATGACTCAGCGCCTCGGCTAGTTCCTCGGTGGCCTTGACCAGTTGGCGCACCAGGAGCACGTCGGGCGGATAGTCGGCGTATTTGCGCGCCTTGATGTTGTCGTACACCTGTTGTTCGACGGTTTTTTGTGGCGTCTCGTTCATCTCACCACCCCCAGGTACACCGCCAGCCCGGCGACGATGGCGACCAGGACACACCACAGGATCACACGTAACCACGGCTTGATCATTGCTTCCTCCATGCTCGCATAATGTTTTCACACGACCGCCGGAACGCCTCGTCTGGCCCGCCTGCCGAGTTTGATCCATCCCCCCACCGCACGCCGTCCGCTTCAAGTAAGGTGGGCCACCATCGATCACTCGCATACCTGGCAGTCCCAGGTACCCAAAAGCCGCAGAATTTCGTCGCCATCTTGCTGGACATGTTGCCATCCACACTGACCACATCCATATACCGGCGCAGGGCCATTTGTTTATGTGGCGATCCGCCCAACAGGTGCACCGGCCAACCGTCGAACTCCCACACGGGCACGAACGTTCCGCCGTACCGGGTAGGGACTGAATACCCCAACCGCACATCGGCTCCGCCAATACGCCGGGGCAGCCGGGTGATCACCCCGGACGCCTTGGGAATGAGCATCACAACCTGGACATGCCGCGCCGCTTCCTCGGCCCAGCCGAGCACCTCGGGCAGTTGGTCGGCACGCTCCAGGTCGAGCACCGTCGCCATGTACGGACGGTGCTCCGCCAACGCTGCCATATATGCCGCACGGTCGGGCGCCTTGTATTCCTGGTCAGCGAAATACAATGGCCCGTACACCGTATCCGGCAGGCGTGCGCCGTACTCGAACCCGGCCTCGGTTGCGATGCGGTAAAAGCGTTCATTCCCGCCGCCACAAAAGATCAAAGTGGGAGTCTCCATAGGTTCAATTCCCGTCCACTTGGCGTTGTCTCGGCCCCGACGTTCTCAAACCCCATTGCCCGATACCATCCGTTACTCGGCAGGTCTACCGGGCATTTTGCGAAAATGGACGTTGCGCCCGGCGTTTGTTTCAGTGTCTCCAGCATTCCGCGCCCGACCCCCTGGCCCCGCCGTTCTGGCAGGACCATGATCTCGCGGATGGTCAACTGCCCATTGCGGCACAGGTGCCAGTTACAAAAACCGCCCTCTACCAGGATCAACTCGCCGTGCGCCATGGCATCCGTCAGGATCTCGAATATCATTTGACTACCTTCCCTCTGTTGCGAATGACCGGACCGTCACGTTCGGCACGCCGGTCGAGGATAACCTGCGCCAGCCACAGCGCACAGGGCAGGCCAGTGAGAAGGACCACCAGTCCGGTGGCGGCGGCGGCCCACACGACATGGTACTCGGCTATGTTCATACTGCCTCCATCTCGAACAGGCGCTCATCCTGTTCCTGTTGCGGTCGCGGGCGCCGGTCGATCCACCAGTCAAAAAGCGCCCGCCCCGTGTCGAACGTGCACCGCCGCCCCTCTGCCTTGCGCAGCGCGATCACCCGGTCGAATGTGTGGACGTATGCGTCCGCAAACTGGGGCCATCGCTCGATGTGCCGCTGTATGGCGTCGGGGTTGGTTTCCATCGGACACAGAATACAGCCCAGCCGGTCGAAGCCCTCGTCGTAGAGCGAACAATAAGCCAGGCCCTCAGCGCGAATGAACTCCCACACGTCGCCCTCGGTCCAGTCTAGGATCGGGTTGATATAGACTTTGGTCTTGTCCGCGTGACAGGACTCTACCATGCGGCGCGTGCTGCGTTGGTATGACTCTTCCCAGCGGATGCCCGTGACTGCCCGCCGACCTGTCCCGCCGTGCTCTTTCAGACGTTCGCAGCAGTACCGCTTCTGGCGCATCGGCGGCCATCGCTTGTGAACGATCAGCCGAAACATCGACATTTCCGGCCTGTGCCACTCGACGCCGGGATAGTTGGCTCGGATAAATGCCGTCAGCTCGGGCGGATCGACCGTGGTCACGTTGTAATGCGCGTCAAAACGCACATCCGCCAACTCTGCCAGTCGGTGGACAGTGATCGAGTCCTTGCCGCCGGAAAAGGCCAGATAGTAACCCTCCGGCGGTTCAAAGCTGCGCAGCCGGTCGATGGCAACCTGCACCTTGTCCCGCGTGCCCCATAAGGTGTGCTCGATCAGTGTCATCGTCGCTTCTCCCACAGCCAATAGGCCACCCCGGTGATCTCTTTCGGCTTGCGGTGCATGTACTCCCGCCCTGGGCAGCCACGCGCCGACAGGGCCAGGGACAGCACCCAGCCGGCCAACAACAGGATACCCAATGCGTCGTAGAGAATGTCAGACACGGTTCGCCTCCCTCAAAATGCGCGCCGCCGCGCGGCTTACCTGTTCGCTCAACATCTTCTCGAACGCCCGAATGACCACCGTCACCGGGTCCACCGCACAGAACGGACACGCTGGGTTGTCCTAGTCGCACTCGGGCAGTTGGCACGTAAAGCACGCCCGGTCCTGGTCAGATAGACGATACAGGCGATAGGCGCAGCCCTCGGTGGTCATTGCCCCCTCCCAAATGCACGCAGCACGTCCTCCAGGTTGCGCGCCGTGTGTACTGCGCCGGGGTGTTCCTCCTGGAATGCCTGCTGTGCGGCGGTCAGTTTGCCATCGTCGGTTTTAACCTCGATCATGCGCCACACGTGGTCCTGGATGTGCCAGTCAAAGCCCCACACGGCCAGGTCGAACACGTGCCCGGTGCGCGACAGGTTGACGACGTAGTAACCACAGTCCTCTAGTTCCTGGACGATCTGCGGTTGGTTGCCGTCGGGATGGGCTGAGTAACGCGGACGACGTGGCATTGGCTACATCCCCCAGTCGTACAGCCAGGCGTACAACGTGCGCTCTGCCGCTGCCGCCAACCGGCACAACGGACGCCGGCAGACCTCAAAGTCGGCGTTGTGCCGTTCGTCGAGGTGCCGCCGGTATGTCTGATAAATGAATGCCTGTACTATGCGTCTCATTTCACCCGCTCCACAAACATCGCGCATTGCTCGTTCGTCGCGCCCTTCGACGGGATCAGCGTGTCGAGAATGCCCCGCAATATCGGGTCTTTTACCTGGTCATAGTTGTGCAACTCGTGAATGTCCAGGACGGGGCAGTATTCCCCATCACAATGGACACAGCGGTAACAGTACTGCTCTTTGTACGCCTCGGCTGCCATGCCGTTCGGAAAGTATGCCATCGTCATCGCTCCTTTTTGGTGGTCTTACCGTCTCGCCGTCTGTGGCGCGGTCACGTCCCACGCCAACCCGCTGCGGTAGCTCGGGCCGTCGAAATTCAACACGTCCCATTTCGCGCCCAGGATGCGGTCGATCACGGCCCGCGTCATGAACCGCTCCAGTAGATACTGCCCTGGCGCGTCGGTGTCCGTCTCGGTCATGGAATAGTTGAACGTCAGGATCGTCGGCAGTTGTAACTGATACCGGCGCTCCAGGACCGTGTACAGCGTCTCTCGTGCCCACCCCGACGGGTCACGGGCCTTGTCAATGTCGTCCAGGACGATCAGCCGCCCCCGCTGTAACTCGGCCTCAATGTCTGATGTGCGCTCGGTGGCCCCGTCGTTCCAGCTCGCCTTGAGCCGGGATAGGTACTGCGTCCACCCCCGAAAATAGCAGTCACGCATCCCCGCCGTAACCGTCTCAATGATCGCCGCCGCTGCGAGGTGGGTTTTGCCCGTGCCGTAACGCCCGTACATGATCAGCCACGGCTTGCCCTGGAGGTTGTCGCCCAACACTGCGTCTACATATTTGCGAACCTTGCCGGCCAGGGCCGACGCAGCACCCCAGTTCTCGCGGCGCTTGAACTGGTCGAACGTGCACCGGGCCAGGTCGCCGACAATGCCGGCACGCACCAACGCCTGGCGCAGCGCCTCAGCTTTTTGCTTGGCCTCAAATTCGACCTGGGTCTCGATGCGGCGTTCCCGTTCCCGTTCGGCACCCGGGCAGTCACATTCGGCAAATACCTCACGGCGAATGACGCCCGACTCCAGCCACGGGGCCGGATACTCGACAACATCCGGCACGAGTAACCGATGGCAGTGCGGACAGTGGCGATCCAGTTCAACCGCCAGCTCCGCCGGCGTGCGTTCCTGCAAGTGCTGCTGCCATGTCTCTCTGAAGCTTCGCTGAAGCTTCGCTTGTGCCAGGCGTTCCGCTTCGCCCTTGATGGTGGTTAGTGCCATTGTCGCGTTCTCCTTTTTGTACGTCGGCGATCAGGTCGTCGCCGCGAGGCGCCGGGATCGTGCCGCTCAAAATTTGGCGCATAAGACCCTGAATGGATCGTTCATAGTCGTCTCGAAACGGGGTGCTGCTGTATGGCGCGCCGTCCCTGGCCTTCCACGCTTCCCCGCTGTATGGGTACCACTGGGCCACGGCTTGACGGTACAGGAGCGGTGTGCCGCCGCCGACCCCCTCGGCAATTTTTCGAATGCGGCGTGCCCAGTTCCCTTGTTCCTTTTCGGTCAGCGTGTCCCGGCGGATACGGAGCAGGCAACAGGTAATGTCGAGTGCCCCGTCCATGTACGGGTCGGCCCCACCGGCAGCCGGCGGTACGGACGCTGAGTGGTTCGACGCGCCACGCTTGACCAGTTCCGCCGACAACTCCAGGTTATCCCGTGCCCTGGGAATAGGTGCGCGCCGACGTGTTTGCTTGGGTTGCGGGGGAAACATAGCGTCAGGAGACAAATCCCCGGTTTCTGGCGCGGATGCGCCAGTAAAAGTAGTCTCTGCGTTAATCTCCTGGGTAGTCTCTGGTATTGGTCCACTCAAAATGCCATGATCCATTTTGTCATCTTGCGTGGTTCCATTTTGGCATTTTGACAAAATGGCAGCGGTCAGCCTGTCGAGTTCTTTGTAGTCGATCCGGTACCACAGCGTGCGGTCGTAGCCCTTGCGGTTGTAGTGCCCCGTCGTGACCAACGGCCCACGGCTCGGGCAAGGGTCTTTTTCGCCCTGGTTGGTGTACGGCTTGCGCAGGTTGTCCAGGGTGCGAACGATGGTGCTCTGACTCCAGAACGGGAAATTGCTTTGCCATTCCTCGATGGTGTTGTACACCCACCATTCCCCGTCATGTCTGTGGTGCGCGTCCTTTGCTTTCCGGTACAGCCCGACCCAGTAATGGATCTGCTGTAGTATGATCGCCTCGTTCAAGCCCACCGCTGTTGCCAGTGTGGGCAACACCTGAAGGGGGCTTTCCTCAATGAGTAGACTTGTCGCCATTTTCTTTTCCTTGGTATTCGTCCATTGTCACGGTTCCGATCCTCCTTTTGGATCGTCCCCCCTCACATCTCTATCGGGCCAATGGCTCGCTTCCACTGTCTGCCGTCGTTCGGCCCAAACTCGGCCAGCCACTCGGATAATGCCCCTGGGTTCTTTTGGTGGCGCTTGATCGTGCTGGCGCTGATC